GTAAGATTTGAATATAAAAAGATTTCATTTCATGAACAATATTATAAAAGTATGATGTTTAAAGTCAGAATGTTTTGGGATCATGTGAAAAATGATACCCCACCAGATCAAACAGATAGTGAAAAAAACTGTAAAAGTTTATGCCCAGCAGATGAATATACAAATGATATTCTTGTAGATGATATGGTTAAGCGTGATGCATCAACAGACAATCACTTTGTTAGTCTTGCACATAGTTATTTAGAAACACAAGAACAAGCTAGCAAACATGAAGTAACAAAGAAAGAATTAAAATCACTGATGCTTGCAAATGAAAGAGAGGTTTACTGTGAGCAACTAACACTAAAGAAAGATAAAAGAGGTTCTATAAGAATCTCAACAAATAAAGGAGAAAGCAATGAGTGAGCATACAAGTATTTACATAGCAGTGGAAGCTGCAAGAACAAAATTCAAAACAGTTAAGCAATCTGGTAGAGCGCAATTCGGTGTACATTCTACTATCAAAGATATTATGGATGCTGTTGAGATGGCTTTATTTAAGGAAGGTGTATTTATTAACCATGAAATACGAGTAGATTTTTCTACTGGTGTACCCGTAGATATACTTGTTACCAGGTTAATTCATATAACAACCAAGACAGAAATGAAATCTGAGATTGTCTTAAACAGTATGAACAGAGGACCACAAGGTACTGGTAGCGCACTTACCTATATGCGTAGGTATTCATTACAAGTTATGCTGAACTTAACACCAGATAAAAGTTCAGAAGATGATGGTGCCTTTGCATCAACTGGCAAAAGAAAAACTATATAGGAGGTTAATATGTCAGATAAAGAATATGATGATGAGAATAGAGGTGCAGTTTTCCCACCATTCCCAGATCAAAACTACATTCTTCAAGGTGAATTAGATATTGAAAAGGATAAACATAAAGTTGTTGTTGTTAAAGGTAAGACACGAAAAGGTATAGACATTGTAAAATTTTATACTGAACTGTGTGCAATATTTCCAAATGATAATGGCAATGCAAACGCACCAGATTACACTGGTAAGATTGATGAGAAGTGGGAATACAAAAATAATCGTATTGCTGCTTGGGTCAAAGAATCTAACGGTAAAAAATATATGAGCTTAGAATTAAGTGAACCTCACCCAGCACTTGAAGTAACCGGACCAAAAGAAAACCTTGATAATCTACAAGAAAAAAGTGATGATAGTTCTGCCAAGAACGTTGATGATGAGATACCTTTTTAGTGTCCATATCATGCAATCATCTCTCTATTGTAATGGACATAGGGGGTAGGTATAATCTCTCCATCCTTTTATACCTACTCCCACAATTAGGAGAAATAAATGAATAGATCACAATTCCTAAGAGAAGTAGGTGATACATTAACCAAAAGAGAGCATACCTATGGACACCCTAACGACAATCTTAGATCAATAGCTAAGACTTGGTCAGAGTATAAAGGTCAAGATTTCAATTACCTTGATGTGTGTATTATGATGATACTAACTAAAGCAATGAGATTAAAAGAAGATCCAATACATATAGATTCTTATAAAGATATTGCTGGTTACTCAGCTTTAGCAGTAGAACTTATAAGTACATTAGTTCGAAATGGGGACCATCAAGAAATGGTCGACGACCTTGAGAACGACGAAGATCAATGTATGCATTCATAGCTTCTTCAGCAGTACCTTTATAGCTAGTAATACTACCTTCACTCCAAGCAGCACCCCACTTTATTGGAATGTTACCTAATTGCATTGAAGCTTTTTTCATAGCATCACAAAGATCATCATAAACAGTAAGTTCCCAACAAGCCTTGCCAGAGCAGTAAGCCATAAGATCAACAGCATGAGCGAAGCCATCTGTTTGTACTAAATGATAGCTTTTATTTGTTTGTGACCTACCAGCCTTAACAAGTTCCTCTTGTTCTTTTTTAGTTCGCTTGCCAAATGTCACTCCAAAATCTATTTTAGAAAGCGTAATAGCCAGTTTAACAACATTAACTAAGTCTGGATGTACACCTTCTAACTTACTTAAACTTCTTTTTGATAATGAAAACATCTATCCTCCAAATGTAAATTTAGTTTTTTGATTAAATGGTAAAGGTACTTTAACATTTACTTTAACACCTTTAATACTTAGCCCATCATAAACCAAATTAACATTAACTTGATTCCAATCTTTATAAAGTATTTGTTGTGCTAAATTAATTTTATCTCCAGAACCAGTTCTATAAATACTGCTACCCATAAAGTCTTGACCAGATAAAGGAGTCAAAGGTTCTGCTTCTTCTAAACTAAATGGATTTACAGTATCATCTGTATTTTCAACATAAGTTGTATTATCATTTATTACTGTTGGAGCTGATGTATAACTTGGTGGTGTAATAACAGGAGGAGTAAATGTTTTTACAGGAGCAGTCGTTGTTGCTTTTGGTATACCACTACCACCTTGACCAGTACCAGTTCCTTCTGGATTTTTATAATACTTATCCCCTACAGTACCAGGTGATTTAGTAAGATAAGTTTCTTCTTGTTGTCTAAATGCTATCTTTTGTGCAGCAGTAGGTTTGTCATCTTTAGTCGTACCATCTGGTCTTACTTTTGGTCCAGCAGTCCCAATAGATTTGGTCAGACTTTTTTTTTCATTTGCTCTAAAGTTTTCAGCTTTTTGTTTTCTGCTAGATTCTTTTATTTTATTTCTTTGTGCAGCTTTCTTACCAGTATTAGATGTAAATTTACCTTTAACTCCATATCCATCAACCATTATTTTCTACCTCCAAAAAATTTAGTTGCTGATCTTATACCAAAGGATGCGGCTATTACTACACCAAAAGAATATGTATACCATGTTGGAGCTTGCTCTAGTGCTTGGAACCCAGCAAATGCCATTGCTCTTGTTTCATCAGAAATAAAGCACAACAAAAATGGTAGACTTAATAAAACAGTTATCCATTCATCCTTCCAGCTAGATTGTGTAGCTTTGATAGCTTCTAAATCCCAATCAATCTCACCGGTCAGTTGTTTCTTTTGTATCTCTGCTTTAACTTTTTGTGTTTGTACCTTGCCATCTACATAACTAGATGCCAATGAGCCTAAAGATTTAACGATTGTTAGTATCATTCTTTCTTTCTCCATTCATCCAGATTCCAAAGCAACCTGTTAATGCACCCATACAAACAGACACTAATCCACTTTGTTGTATTGTTGGATCATCTAATCCCATGTACCAATGCACACTTTGGTAAGTTAGGATAGTAACCACAAGCATCATAAGTCTTGGGAATATTTTATAATCATCTATAATTGTAGCTGGCATATTACCTCACTTAATAAATAACCATTTTGGTTCATACCATGTACACCAAACATAAGACAAAAGAACCATCATTACAAATATAATATCTTTCTCAGACATTTTGTTGCTTCTTCAACCAAATAACAAAGAAAATAAAACCAATGATAGTAGCTATTAACACACAAAAAAAGAATCCTTCAATACATTTCTGTTGAAACTCTTGTCTTTTATAAACTAACTCTTGTCTTTGTTTACGAATACTACCTTCCATTTTTAACAAATCATCCCAAGCTTTAACACCAAATTTAAATTTAACATACTGTTGTAATTCATATCGTTGCTTTTCTAAAGTCTTTTGAGCAACTAAACTTTTCATTGCGGCTTCCTCGATAGAGTCACCACTTAACATCTTCTTATAAAAGGGAGGATTTTTTGTAGACTTAACTGCTTGTTCTATATCCGAACTAGCTTTCATCCATCTTGATAGATCACTAGACATACCTTCTAGATCACGACCAATAGCAAATGCTTTCTTTATATTATTAAATGCAGCAGTCGATAGACTTACCGCAGTAGCTATCGACGCTGGATCAAACATATTACTTCTTCTTTGAAGCCATAATCTTTTTCTTTAGACTGGCTGGTAGTTTCTTTTGTTTAGCAGACAAAGGTGGTCTACCTTTTTTTGAACCATAAGTTCCTTTTCCCATTGGCATAGTATCACCTCCTAGCTGCCTTGATAGATTGATAAAATTTGTGCGTCTGTTAATTCACTATCAAAAATTTGAAATGCATCTACTCTTGATGGATGTGCCCAGGCACTGTCAGAAGAATAAGTTTGAAACATATCATCTATCCTAAAATAACTAGTTCCTGTACTGTTAGTATGAGTAGTTTCATAAGCACCATCAACATACATTCCTATTTGATTATTGTTAAATCTAGTATGAGTACCATTTGAGTGAACCCATGCTAACATATGCCAGTTTCCATCAGCTACGTTTGTTGATCCTTCAGTTCTGGAGGTAGTACTACCATCCATAGCAGCAATTTTACCACTATTAAGTCCTATACCAGCCCATGTATTTGACCATCTACTTAAAATTGGAACACCTATAGAATAATGCCCTGCATTATTTGTTTGAGTACCTTTGTACCAACAAATTATTGTTTTACCTTTTGAAGAATTAACACTAGCAAGTTCTGATATTCTAAGACCATTCTGTGCTTTAGATGTATTAGCATACCCTGCATGACCATTCATTACAGTATTGTAACCACCAGAAGTATAATAATTTGGTATACCAGTACCTACAGTTGTTGGTGTACCCCATGAACCAGATTTTCCTAAACCAGAACTATCAAAGCTTAAACCAAGAAGCATAGTTGTTCCACTTGGTACAAACATTTGAGTAAACCATGCTAAAGTAAAAGCACTAGCTGAACTTGTAGCAGTGTTTCCATTAGTATCTTGTGCTGTAAAGGTAAGTGAAAACGACCCTGCATACGCCTGTGTTGTCGAAGGTGTAATAGTAAATTGATTTGTATTATTACCAGTCCCTTGTGTTACTGTAGCTGTTGTTCCACCACCATTTGTAAGACTACCACTACTTACATTATAACCATAAGTTAAAGTTTCACCTTCATTATCTGTAGCTGTAATAGTAATTACTACAGCTGTGCCATCAGTTTCAAGAGAATAAGAAGCATTCCCTGCTTGAGATATAACAGGCGTGGCATTGGAACCTGTTACTAGAAAATACCATCCACCAGATTGTCTAATATATAATTTATTAGTTGCAGTTACAAAAGCTAAGTCACCTACTGCGTTACCTGTTAGAGAATTTAAAGCACTTGTGTTAGCAACAACAGTTACACCTGCACCACCTGCATCACTATCTTGAGCTGAACCACCACTAGCTTGAGTTTGAAATTGAACTTTATTATCACTACCTTTTTTAATAATAACTTTGTTTGAGCTATCACCGATCTCTATCTCTGAAGCAATTATTTTTTTTGGACTATCACTATTATCTAAAATATTAAGGTTATTACTACTGTCTGTAGTTAATTTTGTATTTCCTATTTGTATAGGAGTAGTTCCTTTTCTATCTGCTCTATCTCTTGCTGCTGTCATTGTAAACTCCTATGGTTTAGTAGGCCAAGTAACATTATAAATGTCACTTGCATCTGTTATTTCTCTTAGCTTCTGTCTGTAAGTTCTCCATGCAGACGCATCACCTCCTGCATCTTCAATCTTGTGTATTTGCCAATCAGCTTCTGTAAGAAGTGGTTCTCTTTCTCTTCTTAAACTTTGTTTTTGCCCTTCATCTATTGCTAAAAGATATGCATCATCTTGTGATTTTTTTGTAATTGTATTTCCATCAGCATCCTTGTACTCAGAATGCATATCTACTTCTTTCCATTTATATACCCAATTACCATCAGAATTTTTTTCTACACCATCTCTGACATATTGTTTTAAATTAGAAGAAGGTGACGGACTTGAAGTTTCTTGTACTTTTGCATAACCTAAACCTTCAACTGCTGTAGCAAATGTACCTCTAGGAAAAGATGTATCAGAATGTTTTTTCCTTACTTCACTTTCATTAAGAATTGTACCATCAGTATATCTAAATTCCATTATATTATTCCTTTATGCTATAGCTAAAAATAAATGTCGTTTTCCATTTTCATGTATCTGAGGATAGTTAGTATCTGCTGTCATATTAAAACCAGTACTAGTTATGGTAAAAGCATTGTGATCAATAACTTCAT